TTTTTAAGATCTTCATCGCTATTGTCTGAATTATTTAAAGATGATAAACTGGCAATAGATGAAATACTTGGAGTTTTTAGTAATGCTTTTTGTAAAAGGCTTGTTTGAGTATCATTACTTGAATCAGAACCACCACATTTTCTCTTATATGTTTTTTTCTTTTTAAAAGATTTTTTTTTAAATTTAAGAGTTGGTTTATTTTTCAATTTTTTAGCATTTTTACGTGTAAAATTGTGTTTTAAACCTTTTGTTTTAGGCATTATAATTATTATTTATATAATTTAATACAGGTTGCTTAAAATCAAAATTATTGTCTTTAAAGGCTATAGGAATAAGGAATCCAGTAATAATAATAAGAATCATAATTATAAATTCTAAATAGACTTTCATTAATTTTTGAAATAATTTAAAATCTCGAAATATCGATGTTTTAGTAACACTAATTAATATGTCAAATTTTGTTACAAAACAAAATGTTTTTGTAAAATGTTCAAAAGAATACAATAATAGTAAAATATGTGGTAAATACAATCTTTTATCAAAAAAAGGAAAATTTGGGGAAGATACTTATATAAATGAAAATTGTGAAATGTTTATATATAAAGTGAGGCCTGAATTTTATGTTATTGGATCAAGACTAGGTTCTTTGTCATTTAGAGCATTTTGTAAATCTGGAGATTTATTTTCAAAAAATAATTGGAATATACATACAAAAAATCGAAAATGGAAACCTGAGAAGGAAATGTATGTTGAAATATACGAAAAAGATTTAGATTCATGTAAAACAGAAGAAACAGAAAAATCAATAGATGCGTTTATAGTTTATTCAAAGTATTATAATATTAGAGGAGGTTATATAAAAATAAGTGAAAAAAGTTATGGATTTCCAGTATATTATAACAAAGAAGATCAAAAATATTTGTATAGAAACAAATATTGTTGGGGTATTGGCCCGACACTAAGTTCAAATTATATGTACATGAAAAGTATTGATTGTGATTGTAAATCTCCGGAATTAGCAAATTGGAGTAAATCAGGTATAATTGTAAAACCTTATATACCATCTGATTTATATTTTAATGATTCTGATGATTCAACTATAGAATTATTTTGTGACGAAACTTTTCCTGCAAATCAAGAATCTTTAGGAAATACGAATGAAAAGAATGTATCTTGGATTAGAGCAACAAAATTACAACCACAAAATACAGAAATGGTTTTATTTCATGATGTTGAACCGAATGATATTCTTCAAGGTGGATTAGGGGATTGCTGGTTATTATCTGCTATAGCAGCTTTGGCGGAATTTCCGTATTATTTCAAAGAAAAAATATTCAAAACAGATAAAGTATCTAAAAATGGAAAATATGATTTACAATTATTTGATATTTCCAAAAATAAATGGATAACTGTAACAATAGATGATAGAATACCTTGTTGTGAAAAAAAATGGTATGATATACCACGTCCTTTATACGCACAACCACATGAAAATGAAATGTATATAATTTTAATTGAAAAAGCACTTGCAAAGATTTGTGGTTCATATTCAAAATTATGTGGTGGTTATCCTATTTTAGCATGGATGGTATTAACTGGTTGTAAAGATTTACAAATATGGGGTAAAAATAAAAAAAATAAAAATTGGATAAAAAGAATAGCGGCAATAGATAAAATAAGAGAAAATCCATGGAATTTTCAAAAAATGTGGATTCATTCGAACAATGACAAAAATAATAGCGAACAAATGTTTAAATTTATTGATAAATGTGACAAAAACTGTTTTGTAATGGCAGCATCTATACATGGAAATGTTATGGAAAAAGCTCGAAAAGATGGTCTAATTGAAAGACATGCATATTCTTTATTGAGGGTTTATGAAGATGAAAAATTAAAATTAATTCAATTGCGTAATCCTTGGGGTAATAGCCATGAAAGTAATTTAGACTGGTGTGATAGTTCCAATAAGTGGAAAGAATACCCAGAAGTTGCAAAAAAAGTTAATTGGACAAATGATCCGGACGGACTATTTTGGATCAGTTGGAATGATTTTGTTTCAATTTTTGACGAAATACAAATAGCTGCCATTAGAATGGACAAACAAAACGGACCAGCTTGTGCAGGTGATGGTCCAATCCAAAAAAATGGTGGTCCAAAAGTATGAAAAAATATTCATTTAAAAATATCTAAATTTTAGACTGCTGCAGATAAAGGTTCAGAAGATTCTTTTGATTCTTCAACCCCTTCTTCAACTTCTTCAACTTCTTCGACTTCTTCAATTTCTTTCAATTCTGCTTTTTTTGAAGCCGTTTCTTTAGCCGCGGCTGCTTTTTGTTGTTCGATTTGTTCTGAATAAAACAAATCTCTTTGAATCTGATTATTTTTGTAATTCTTCATCAATTCATTTAGTTCTTTTTCTAAATATTCTTGTTCTGCCACATTATCAGCATTAGGATCCCATGGTAACCAATAACCAACTTGTCCTACAAAAACATGAAATGATCTATCCAATCTTTGAAGAGTTTGTGCCCTTTTTGCGGCTTCTTCATAAGAATTGTATACACCACGAACTTTAATACCTCTCATAGAAGTTTGAAATCCTCCCTCTTTATGAAATAATTCATCCATTTCAGCACCTTTGATTGCTACAAAGTCTTCATATTTGGTATAAAATTCAGAATATTTAAGAGAAATATTATCATCTTTGTCTTTCAAACTTTCAATAAATTTTTTCATAATAAATTTATCCTTATTTTCTAAAACCTTGTCAGGAGACAAAAAAGATAAGCAACAAAAATTTTGACCTGGTAGTGGTTGATCTACTTCAAGATAATCAGTATCATCAACATTTTCTTGTGCACCAAAAGTAGCCATAAATAAATATTCACATTTTCTTCTTATATATTGTTTTTAGTATAAAAAAACTTAAGATATGTCTCATAAATATAATTAGATAACAGATGAAACGACCACAACCTATAATTTCAGAATATTATAATATTACCAATGAATATAGAAATAAATATGGCATTAAGACTATTTTATTAATGCAAGTAGGTAGTTTTTACGAAGTATATGCTCCTCCAAACAAGCATGATGAAGAACAAATAAAAGCTTGTCGTGACATTCTTGGTATTCGTATTACCAAAAAAGGTGAAGATTTAATGGCTGGTGTTCCAGATCATAGTTATAAACGTTTTGAAAAGAAATTGATAGCGAATGGTTATACAATAGTTTATATGGATCAAGTAAATAAGGTATCTCCTATTAAGAGAGAAGTAACTCGTATAGTATCACCTGGATGTAATTTAGATTGTGATAATGATGAAGATGATGCAATATTATTATCTGTTTTGCTGGAGCCTGAATTAGATGATTTTTACATATATATTAGCATTTATGATGCGAATAGCGGAGATATTAAAATAGTGTCTAATCCTCATTTACCGGGACTTTCTATTGAACAAATATATGAAAATATATACGAAACTATAGATACATATAGAGCGAATGAAATTTTATTTACAATTATTAGTGATGATAAATCCGAGTTAGATTGTAAAAAGTTGAATACTAATAAATTAGTTCATAAAAATGTTATTTCAAAACAAGAGGCTTCTAAAGAAATTTTAAACCAAATTTATCAGAAGCATATTCTTGAAAAATTTTTTGAAAAATATAATAGTATTTATGAAAATATTTTTGATATTCTTGATTTAAATGGTAATATTGCTTTACCCGGAGATATTGGAAATATGTTGTTAATGCTTGAATTTCTCAAAGTACACGAACCTCTTCTTGTAAAAAATCTGCCAATTCCTAAACATGTTTCATATAAAAATACTAGTGAATTGATTACTTATAATAAAGCATTTCACAAATTACAAGTATTTTCTAATGAAAAAGATAATTTAATCCATTTTATAAACAAAACATTAACTTGCTCTGGTAAGAAGAAATTATTGTCTCTAATCAGGAGTCCGTCTTGTGAAATTAATGTATTAAATGAAAGATATGATGCTATAGAATTTTTTATGAATAACAGAAATTTACTTATTGATATCAAAAAACATCTTCATATTAGAGATTTGGATCGTTTATATAGACGTTTTGCGATTGGAAGAATAGATGCATATGGAGACATTCCCAATATTCATGACATTAATAATCGTATAATTACATTACTTTCTATAATAATTGCATATTCTGAAAAACCACATTGGATCCCAAATGAAGAGGTTTTCAAAAGTTTTGAAGAATATTCTTCTGAAATAGAGTCAATTTTTTGTATACAGGCTTGTAAAAATGGAAAAGGTAATGTATTTAATGAAGGAGTTAGTCCTGAGTTAGAGAAATTGTATAATAGTTATGATGAATGTTTTAAGAATTTGGAAAACATTCGTAGTGATTTATGCTCTTTGAGTGGTGAAACAATAAATTTACGTAATACAGACAAAGATGGATATTTTTTTGAAACCACCAAAAAAAGAGCTACTGCCTTGAAGAAAGGTATTGAGTCATATATTGATGCCGCGGCCGCGCCGCGCTTAGAGAGTTGGTCCAGCAGTAATAGTTTTGACCCATATTTATCAAAAGAAGCTGCAAGCAATTTAAAGTATTCGAATAATACTTCTAATGTCAAAATTACTTCAGATATGACAATTAAAACAACAGAGGAAATTGTGTATTTGAAACATAAGATAGATACTTTGACGAATAAATTGGTTCAAGAAAAGGTAATTGCTTATTATGAGAAGTATTATGATACTTGTTTTTTTCAAATAATTGATTCGATGGCGTGGATGGATGTTTATTATTCTTATGCTACTATTGCAATTGAATGGAATTACGTTCGCCCAAAATTAGTTGAATCTGAAAATAGTTCTATCAAAGCAAAAAAGTTGAGACATCCAATGATTGAACAACTATTAGCAAATTCAAAGAATCAGTTTGTTCCAAATGATATACAACTTGATTCTGAAAATAACTATTTATTGTATGGTGTTAATTCTGTTGGAAAATCATCGTTGTTGAAAAGTGTTGCATTATCTGTTATAATGAGTCAGTCTGGTATGTTTGTTCCAGCAGAAGAGTATGTTATTAGCCCATATGAAAAATTAATTGTTCGAATTGGAAATTCTGACAACTTATTTGAAGCACATAGCTCCTTTGTGTGCGAAATTCGTGAAGCAAATAATTGTGTAAAACATTCTGATAATAAAACACTAATAATTGCAGATGAATTTTGTGCATCTACTGAAAGAGACTCGGCAGTTCAAATTGTAACGACAATGTTACAATGGTTAGATGAAAAAAAAGCAAGTTTTATTTTTGCAACCCATTTGTTTGAGTTGCTGGATACAGTTGATTCTATTGAGAGTGTTAAAATTGCTCATTTGAAAATAAAGGAAGACGGAGATGGATGGATTTTTGATAGAAAACTAACATTTGGACCTCCAACTCAAAGGAATTATGGAGCAATTATTGCAAAAAATATTTTTTCAAATCCAAAATTTGTAAAGATGTTAAAACGCAATGAAGCAAAAAATACTAATCGCAAAAAAACAAAAAAGTCTGTTTATAATTCTAATTTAGTTGTACAAGAATGCGCAGTTTGTAAATATTCGCCACATAATGAACTTTCTTTACCTCTTGATGTACATCATATTAATATGCAATGTAGTGCAAATAGTGATGGTTTTATTGAAAATTTTCATAAAAATAATTTACATAATTTAGTAGTTTTATGTAAATCTTGTCATATAAAAGCTCATAATGGTTTATTAACAATAAATGGTTGGGAGCAAAGAGACAGTGGCACAATTTTAAACTATAATTGTGTATAAAACATATATCTTAAATATTCATTAATATTAATGTCCGAATATACTCCAAAACCCAAGGGGAGAAAAATTAGTACTAATATTGAAGAGCGTCAAAATATTGCATCAATTGAAGGTACTAATACGAGGGGTAGACAAAAACAAACTTTCGGTGATACATTAGATAGAGCAAAAGGTCAGAATCTTCGAAAATTTCATAGTGATAAGGGATTATATGTACCACCGCCTCCAGAGCCAGAGCCAGAAATGCAGCAAATAATTTTAGATGTTAATTTTGGTAATGATCCGCTTACAAAAGGAAAATTATTTATGATTAGTCCTGAAAAAATTTATAATGGTGAATATAAATATGTTTCAAAAATAATTATAGAATATGCTGACAAAATTTATAATGATACATATACTGATGAAATATCAACGGCTTATGATCCAATTATTAAAGATATAGAGGGAAGCTCTAATTTAGAAACTAATGCTCAGTATTTAAGGGAAGATATGGAACACCTGTGGAATATGGGTGAAAAAGTTATTATATTTACAACAGGTGTATCAGATGCTATAGAATTAACAAGTAGTCCACTGCTTTTATCTAACAATTTTCTTTTTGATCTTGATCCAACAAATATTAGAGTTACACTTGAAAAAAGTAGAGATGTTTCAACTGACAGTATTGAATATGATAGATTTACAACTAATGTTTATGTAAATTCATGGTATAATTGGTTAGATGAACCACCTGAACCCGAACCTGAACCTGAACCTGAACCTGAACCTGAACCTGAACCTGAACCCGAATCAGAACCATCACCTGAACCTGAACCCGAACCAGAACCTGGGCCCGAACCTGAACCTGAACCAGCACCAGAACCAGAACCAGCACCAGAACCAGAACCAGAACCAGCACCAGAACCAGAACCAGAACCAGAACCAGAACCAGAACCAGAACAACAACACCCTATATTTGAAATAATAGGAAACGTGACGGTCAACGATCCCACACGTGGTTATGTAGTTGACGAAGGTAAGGAATATATTACAATTAATGTTCAATTTCCTAAAGTTATAACTGGACAAAAAACGCCAAATGATAACGCCGATAACACACCATGGCTGATCGAATATAAATATTACGGTTATGATGAAAGTGGAAGCTGGGGTTTGCAGGAAGGCGAAAAGAATTATGATATATCTGGTGAGGATACTGGTAATCCTTATGTATACGGAAGTGACTCTTTAACAATTAGATTAAGACGCGAATATACGGCGCCGACTAATGGCGGGATACCTGAAGCACTGCCTTATGCTCAACTTGAAGAAGCAAACCAACCATACTTACAAATAATATGGACTGCTTATGATCAAGACGCAAAAACCACATATAATAACAATCCATCGCCCGCTGCCTGGAAAGATTATCTTAATTCATGGCAATTTTCGTCACACATACAGACTCTTGATAATCC